AGGTTAGCGCTGAGGGGAGCGAATGCAGGCCCAGCTAGAGCACGGAGGGTGGCGAGCAGATTCCCAATGTTCGTGAGCGCCGGCTGGAGTGCCTGAAGTAGCTGTCCTGCCGTTCCCGCGAGTCCGTTTGCCCCGTTATTCCAGGCGTCTGTCAGGCTGAGGATAACGCCCTCGATGGCCGTAATCGCATCCCGGATGCCAGTTATCACCGGCCCCAGTAGTGGGGCGATAGCTGCTGCCAAATTGCCAATGCCACTGGCGATGCGCGAGTAAAGCTCGAATGTGGAATTGACGAACGGTGCCCATGGATCACCAAGGACGCTGATGATGATGGACGGCAGTGCCTTGAGAGCTTCTCCAATAAACGCTAGAAGTCCCGCAAGTAACGGCCCGATTTGCGGAATGACACCGTTGACGATCCAATCCAGGAACGGAGCTACCCACTGGAGCGTGAGGTTGACGAGTGTCGGAACTCCGTACTGAATAATCCAGGCACCCACGGCTAGTAAGAGGTTGCCAAGCTCCAGGATTAGCGCCGGGATCGTATTTCCGACCCATTCGATAAACGTCGTGCCCCAGACGGACACCTGCTGGAGCAGTATGGGCGCAGCAACAGTGATGATCCAGCTAGCTATCGCGGCAAGGAGATTACCAAGCTCCAGGATTAGCGGTGGAATGACTGCCGCGACCCAATTGACGAATACCGGACCCCACTGGAACACCTGCTGAGCAAGTATGGGTAAAGCAGTGCCAACTATCCATCCAGCGACGGAGGCTAGTAGCTGTGCGAGTTCGAGAAGTAGTGGTCCGATCTGAGGAGCAACCCACCCTATGAATGCAGTCGCCCACGGTATCACCGCGTTCACAAGAGCCGGCAGTGCAGTCCCAACAATCCAATTCACAATCGCTACGAGGAACACGCCTAACTCCTGGAGCAGCGACGGTATCAGCGGAATAGCCCATCCGAGGAAGGTCTGCGCGACCTGCATGATGGCTGAGAGAACTATCGGCAACCCCGTTGAGATGATCCAGCCAGCTATGGTGAAGAAAAGCTGAGCAATCTCCTGGATCAATACTGGAATGATGGGAGCAACCCAATTCAGGAACGCGGTCGCAAACTGGAGGAGTGCCTGAATAATCAGAGGTAGCGCTGTGCCAACTATCCACTCCACTATGGCTACGGCAAGCTGAGCAAGCTGAAGCAGAATGGGCGGGATCAGCGGAGTAACCCAGGAGAGGAACGCTGTCGCCCACTGGAGCAGCGCATTGAGAATAGTCGGTGCGACACTGAGAACCCAGGTCACGATGGTGAGCACAATTTCGCCAAGCGCTTGCAGGAGTGGCGGAATCAATGGAGTCACCCACGCCAGGAAGGTCGTCGCCCACTGTGTGAGTGCCTGAAGGATCGTCGGTGCTACTGAGGCAATCCATGTCAGGACGTTGACCAGGAGTTGCCCGAGCGCATCGAGCAGCGGCGGAATGAGGGGGATGATCCAGGACAGGAACGCCGATGCCCACTGGAGGAGGTTCTGTGTAATTACCGGTAGTGCCGTGGAAAGCCAGCCTACGATGGCTGTCAGAATCTTCCCGAGTTCGTCAATCAGCGGCGGAATGACCGGACCGACCCAATCGAGAAACGCTTGTGCCCATGCCAGCAGGCTAGGCACTCCAACATTTGCGACCCACTGGAACACCGCAGTTGCTAGCTCGCCAAGCCTTGTGAGCAACACTGGAATGATCGGCGTAACCCACTCAAGGAACGCCTGTGCCCAAGCTCCTAGTTGAGGTAGTCCTGTAGTGGAAACCCATTCGGCTACCGCTGAGCCTAGCTGAGTGAGCGCATTCATAACGACCGGAAGCAGGTCTGCCAATGCCGGCCCAAAGGCAGTCGAGAAGTTCTGCATAGCGACCTGGATGCTGGCCAGGAATCCGGCGAAGTCGCCCTGCATGAGAGCAGAGATGGCGCTATTCAGCGGATCAATAACGCCCTGGAAGCTGCTGAAAAACGTTTGCAGCGCTCCGAATACCTGACTGGTGAGTTCTTGAATTCCTCCGAAGTTCGTTTGCCATGCCTGGTACAGGACGGCAGCAGCGGCTCCTAGGCCAGCCAGAATAGGCAGCAGCGGAGCTATTGCGATAACGAGACTGCCAAATGACTCGACCACTGTCAGGATGTGCGGACCAAGCAGCACCCAGGCGGACAGTAGTCCGGCTACAGCCCCGGTGACCCCGACGATAGCTGTGATGGTGGCTTGCAGTGCAGGGTCGAGGTCCAGGAATGCTGTGAGAACATCGTTCGCTTTCAAAACCAGGTCCGTCAGGAATGGCAAGAAGTAGGAGCCGACAGTGATCTGGATAGCGTTGAACGTGCCGCTGAGGAGTTGCATCGCGCCGTTCAGGCCTTGCATCCGCTGCTGCGCCGCGACTGCTGTTCCGCCCATCTTATCCATTGACGAGGACACAGCATCCCAACCGGCGGAACCCTCGTATGCAGCAATCGTGGCGGCTCTCACCGCATCTGTACCGAAAGCCGTCTGCAAAGCGTTGATTTTCTGTTCTTCCGAGAGGCCAGAAGTCGCGACTTTGAGAATCTCGAATATGTCCGACATGCTCTTGGCTTTGCCAGTTGCGTCGAAAAACAGATTGCTGCCGTCCGCTGTAATCAGGCCGAGTGCCTTGAACGCTTCGGTCTGCTTATCCGTCGTTGGCTGGAGGTTCAGCAGCATCGTCTTGAGCGACGTGCCAGCATCGGAGCCAATCAGCCCGTTGTTTGCGAAAATACCAAGCGCTTCAGCGGTGTCGTTGAACGACAGTCCGACTCCCGCCGCAACAGGACCGACCGCTTGCAGTGCGAGGCGGAGGCCTCCAACGTCGATAGCTGTCGCGTTGCTAATGTTGGAGATCGAATCCATGATGGCCGGCAAAGCGGCGGCAGACTCGTGGTACGTGTTCATGGCCGTAGCCGCGAGGTTTGCTGCCGTTGTCACGTCTACGCCGGTTGCGGCAGCAAGGTCGAGCGAGGACTTAGCTGCTCCATCCAGAATCGCGGGTAGCGGAACACCAGCCTTGATCATTTGTTCGATGGCATTGGCGGCTTGCGAGGCAGAGAACACTGTGTCCTTGCCGAGCTTGATAGCCAGGTCCTCGATTGCCTGCCCGTAGGTCTGGACTTCGACCGGCGACATAACGGCTTTGATGCCGTTGATCTGCTGCTCAAAGTCCGCTGCGGCGAGGATGCTGGTCGTGAAGCCAGCACCTACGGCGGTAGCCGCTGCCCCTAGCGCTATTGCCGCCGGTACGGCATCGTCCATTGCGCTGGAGGTGCTCTTGACCTTGTTATCAACGTCAGTCAGTCCAGAGATTGCTCCAGACACGTCCGAACTGACGTTGACGAACAGGTCAGCGATAGCCACGCTTGTTTACCGGTGCCGGTAAAAGGCCGGCGTTAGAATCCGCGCCCTGACATTTGGCGCAAGAGCTTATCGGCCTCCGCCTTGTCGCGCGCCCGCTGCTGAGCGCGCTCCTGCTCCTCCTGCTCGACCTTGAAGAATGCAATCCAGTCCACTAGCTCGCTAACGCTCATACGCTCCAGAAGCTCCGCCCGAGTCATTCGTAGCTCTCTCGCCAGCGAATACTGAAAGCGGGTCATGCTGTCCCGACGCATCGCTTTTAGTCGCGCCGTTGACGGCATCCTCCGTAGGACCGAGCGCGTTGATGGCCTGCACGATGCGAGTCACTGCAACAGCCGACTTCTTCTCAAGCTGCGCCGCATCGTCGTAGGACAGCTTCGGCTCCACCACTCCCTCTATGAGCGTGTAGAGCATGAGCAGCTTGCGGTCAGCCTCGTCGCGACCAGTGCGCCGGTTCAGCTTCGTGGCGGCATCCGCTACGGCTGCAATCTGAACGAGGTCCAGGCCTCGGACGCGGACGGAGCCTCCCCACTCTGGAACTTCGACTTCTTCTTCACGGATATCCTTTGCTGCCCATATATCGGCAGCGGATAGCATTTTCGTCATTGCGCCCTCCTTCAGGGGTTGATGGAATAGGGAACCAGGATTACGTGCTGGTAACGGTTCCGACAACAGCAAACGTAGCGCTGATCTTGGCTACGTCACTGCCTGACGCATCCGTACGGTACGTCGCCATCAGCGCACTTCCGCTGAATGTGTGAGTGCCGCCACCAGAGCCGGCAGGCTGGAAGCTGAACGTGCTGGCAGTCGGAGTCGAAGCCAGGAAGATTGGCGACAGAATTGCGTCCAGCGCCGGGTCGTAGCCAAACTCCACGGACAGAGTGGACATATACGGACCCACCACGCGGGACACTGCCGCTCCACCGATAGGACGTATGTCTTTGATTTCACGGGTCATGTCCAGTGACGTGCTCGTCGTCCACTGATCCATGCTGGTTCCGCCTAGCGTGAACTTCGAGATATTGCCATGGTTGAACGAGGCCATCTATGCGCTCTCCTTGTCGGGTATGGACAAGGACGGAGCGCCATCGCGCGTGGTCCCGTTATGTGCCTTCCGTAGCTCGAACTGGAGCCGGCGGTTTTCTTCCCGCAGGTTTACAGAGCGTGGTAGGTCGTATTGTTGCTCAATTGCGTCCAACATAACCACGAGTCCGCGTCGCAGTTGAATCCAGAACTCTCGGTCGTCCATCAGGCGGGCTGTACAAACACGAGGTAATACGAACCCATGTACACCGTTGGGATGCCAAACTCCGAGTCACGGCGAACGTGGTGCTGGTCATGTTGTGTTGAGAGCTTCACGTCGCCAACAGTGGTGTTGCCAACCAGCAGCAGAGGGTCAAACCTGTCTGCCACCGTCTTGACGGTGCCCTGGACAGTGGAATTTTGATCCACGACGCGGACAAGGTAGATCACCTTCGAGACTCGACTGCCAGCCCCACCACGGAGTATGTCGATATTCCCGATGTGCGCGAACACGATAAGCGGGAACGCTGCCTCCTGCGGAGCTTCATCCGCGTAGATGCGCGCACCGACGATGCTGGAGATCGTGGCATCGCCAGATAGCACGCTGTACATCCACTGCTCGACACGAGCAAGCTCTGCGGACACGTCAGAATCCGTCAGCCACCTTTGACATATCGCTGATAAACGACCTTTCCACGATCAACGATGCCGGGCGGAGGATCGGATGCGGTGACATATGCACCGTGCCCTCCTCCAGGTACAGCGAATACTCGACCGCTGAAGCTACGACTGCTTTCGGGTTGACCACCTTACCTGTGTCGGGGTCAGTTTTCTGAGCACCAATCGGAACCTCGGGATTTATGTTTGCCATTGGGTTCAGGACGCGAGCGGCAGTCTCGTGGAGGCCGTAGTTCGACTCGTTGCCGGGTCCATGGCGGTACCAGGAGACTGAGAGTGCTCCAGTACGGCGCGGGGAATTGACCTCGCAGAGCGCTTGAATTGCGTCCGCGTTGTCGCGCACTGCGGACTCTGATCTGTCCGTAATGGTTGCCCTTACCTGCGGGATGATGTTTCCGCGAACCCTGACAGTGATTCCCACTCAGGCCAGTCCCAACTCCAGCACGCGCGCTGTGATGGTTGTTCCAGAGGAGTAATCCACCAGGACGTTGCCGCTGCCATCGTTGTAGAGGGTGCGGTCGAACGGACCGAACACCTTGGTGGTGCCGTTGGTAACCGTCTGTGCGTCGTCAGCTACCGCGTAGGTCACGGAGGTAGTTCCGCCTGTCACGGTGTAGTTAGCGGATGTGGTGAACGTCACTGTGATCGGAGCACCGGCACCGTTGGTAATCTCGATAAGCGCCCGTCCGGTCGGATTGGTGAAGCTGTTGCCATTCGCCGCGTCCACGGCAGCAGGAGCAGCCAGCACGGTCCCATGCGCGGTGACGGCGGTTGGCGTGAAAGCAGTGCGAGCCATTTAGCCCTTCCCCTTCTTTGGCTTTACCGGCGCAGGCACAAGCTCCGCCGGGAGTGTTGAAACGCGCGCAAGTCCGCCGCATGTCGGGCAAGTCATGGCATCCTGGTAGCGTTCGCAGGAATCGCACAGCCAGTCGCCTTCCGCGCCTTCTTTCGACACGCCACACCAGCGGCAGTTTTCGAAGGCCGGCTCCTTCTCCTGAACTTCCACCTCCACAACGGGAGCTTCGACGGGAGCTTCGACTGGAGCTTCTTCGGTCATTTAGATGATCTCCTTGCAGAGGACTTCGTTGCTGATGCTGTGGGTTCCGAGTCCCTGGCCGGTCACTTCGAAGTGGCGACCACGACAGTCAATTCGGTCGGTCTGCTGGACGACCGTACTGACCTGGAAAATAAACAGCCACTCCATGATTGTCAGGACGCCTGGAGCACGCTCGTATTCGCGAGCCTGGACCGGGTATTTCTCCAGGGAGCAGGGATAGGTGCCGACCGACGTGTACGAGTCCACCTGCCCGCCTCCTCCGTCTGACACGTAGCTCTTTCGGTAGATGGTCGCCAGGTCAGTCAGAAACACGCCGATCATCGCATCGAGCTTGTCGGAGCAGATCGGGAGCTTGCAGGTCATACAACCGACCCCATCGGCACGCCGTACTCCGCAAGGATCAACTGCGCCATTGGAGGAAGCTCGCCATCGTCCAATGTCACCGTCATAGACGTGCCGAATGTGTAGGACTTGGCTCCGGCCTGCACCAGCGGCAGGATCGGGCGAGCAAAATTCTCAGCGACCATCAGCGATAGCTCGCGGATCGGGTCCGGCGTGTCCGCTGCTGCTCCGCATGAGCCAGTCACCGCGACCGCGTTCTCCCAATTAGGGAAGATGTAGCGGCCACTCGGCCAGGCGCGGTGAATGGTGCGGTAGGGGCGATCCTCCAGGGCAGCATTTCGTGGCCCGAGCCAGTAATCGGTGCCCGCTGTCCAGGTTCGCTCGTACACTCCGTCCGCATCCTCGTCCGTAGCGACGGTGGTCACGCTCACGAAGTCGTCAATCTCCACGTACTGAGCAGTCCAGATGCCGAAACTCGGACGCTCAGGGTTCCAGTGGACAGTCCCGAGTACCCCGGTGCTGGATGGTCGTGGCGATGCCGTG